CAAGCCCATCCTGTTCCTGGACGTCGATGGCGTCCTCAACCCGGAACCTGTCAGCTCTGGGCGACGCCCCAGGGGGTTCGAGACGCACCGCATGCGCCCCTCAGGCTGGGCGAACCCCAGGGTCAAGCCCCTCAGGGTTTGGCTCAACCCGGAGCACGGGGAGAAGCTGCTCTCGCTGCCCGTGGAGCTCGTGTGGGGAACCACCTGGGAGCACGAGGCCAACGAGTGGATCGCGCCGCACGTGGGTCTGCCGCAACTGCCGTTCGTCAGGTTCGACAGCGGCACCCCTGGACCAGGGGTGCATTGGAAGACGCGGGACCTCGCCCTCTACGCCGCCGGCCGGCCGTTCGCGTGGCTCGACGACGAGCTGCGCGTGGACCGAGACGGCACGTGGCTGAGCGACCACGGGGTGAAGAACCACCTGCTCGTGCTGGTGGCGCCATTCCAGGGACTGATGGACAGTCACCTGGACAGGGTGCGAGAGTGGGCTCTAGCGCTGGACGACGGGCGACTCAGCTGATAGGGTGATATCACCAGTCAGGAAGCGAAGGAGGAAGCGAGCTCATGACCTTAACGTCCCGCACGAAGGGTTCCAGCATGGTGGAAGCTCATGTCTTCGACGTCCAGGGCACGCTGATCGACGTCACGTCGGTCCGCACCCTGGTCGAGTGTGACAAGCCGGACTTCGACGCCTTCCACGAGGCGACGGGCAACTGCCCCGCCAACCAGGACATCGTGGATGCGTCCAAGCGGAGTCACACCGCTCAGAAGGTCGTCGTCGTGATGACCGGCATGAACGAGAAGTTCCGTGGACTCGTCGCCACCTGGCTGTACAAGCACGAGGTGCCCTTCGACCTGCTCCTGATGCGTCCCAACGGCGACTACCGCAAGGACTTCGTGGTCAAGCGGGAGATGCTCAAGGACGTGCGCCTGCGGGGGTTCGTCGTCACCCACGCCTGGGACGACAACCCGCAGATCATCGATCTGTGGAAGAACGAGAAGATCCCGGTGACCGTCGTTCCGGGGTGGACAGGAAAGAGATGACCGTCGTCTCCTACGACGTCGTCCGGGAGAGAGTGGCCCGAGGGGCCGCTCTCCTGGACGAGAAGAGCCCGGGGTGGTTCCGCACCCTGGTTCCCGAGAGCGTCGTCATGCATTACTACGACAGCTGCGTTCTCGGGCTGCTCAACCGGAGGTCGGCTACGCCGGCATGGTGGACGCCCTCGGTCTCGAGCACGACACTGAGACCGACGCTGAGGATAGTCTCGTCTGGCACGGCTTCGATCTCATCGACGACGAGTGTGCCGTCAACCCCGACTATCGCGAGTCGTACGCCAGGCTCACCGACACCTGGCGGAACCTCATCGCTGAGCGACAGATAGCTGCAGGACTGCGATGAGCTGGGTCTGCGGTCGATGCCGCAAGACCATATACCTGCCCCCAAGCCGGGGGTGCCCGTTTTGTCCGAAGAGAAAGTGGAGGAAGCGACGATGAACCGTCGTGAGACCAACATCAAGCGCGTCGAGTACGTCCTCACCCCCGACGAGCTGGGTCACACCCACGCTGACGTCACCAAGGCGATCCAGGTGGCGGCCAACGAGTACTGGCAGGCGACGGGCGTGGCGCAGGGCGGCCCGCTCCCCGACGACGCCATCCGCCTGAACGTCGATGCCTCCAGTGGCGACGTCATCGTCAGCTTCGAGCTTGAGCGACGCTCCTAGTGGCGCTCGTTTCCGTCCAGATCGTCCAGTGCGACACATGTCGTGGTATGATGGTGGTCGATGGTGACTCTTCCAGGGTCACCACGGACATCCGCGAGGCCACGACGTATCGCACACCCTCGGAAGCCGCCACCGCCGCGAACAGGCGCGACTGGCGGATCTGGACGGGATGGCGGGAGAACGGGGACGAGTACGTGAGTCGCGCGGATTGTCCAGCGGACAAGACCACGTAAACGTCAAGGAGACGACGCATGGACGCAGCCGAGCTCGCTGAGCTCAACGACAAGATCACGGCTCGTGGGGAGACCCTCGGCCGCCTGGTGCTCAAGCGGGTCAGCCACGCGATCCGCGCGCACCTGGACGAGGCGCGCACCGTGCGTCTGCTCAAGGACGGCGACGACTACACCCTCGAGCGGGTCGCCGGCCCGTCGAGCAAGGTGCTCTACCGCTTCGCCGCGGACAAGAACGCGGTGGATCCGGAGAGTGTCTTCGGCGACGACGCCGACGGCATCGTGCATGACCTGGTGACCTACGCTCGGGTGGGTGGCGCTCGTCTTCACCCGGTCGAGGCCGCCAAGGCCGCGGGGGACTCGGATGTTCTCTCCATCCACCTGCGCACCGACGTCTGAGGTTCAACCGTCTGACGTCTTCTCGGCCGGTGGGAGTGTACTTCCCGCCGGCCGAGTGGTATTATCGAATCACCGCGTTGTAGCAGTTCAGGAAGAGACGAGGAATCGCACGTGGCTCGTGCGCCACCGAGAGGAAGTGACAGCAATGCGATACATCTGCATGGGACTCAGCTTCTGGCTGACCCTGCTGCTTATGCAGCCCTACTTGACCAGCTACACGATTCGATAAGGAAGTCTTCACCGTGCCTGACCGTGAGGAGCTCGGCATTCTGTGCCTCTTCGGGCTCCTGGCCGTTCTCTACGTCGTTGGCCTCGCCATCAAGTACCTCATCGAGTACTGGTACGCCGTCATCCTGACGCTGAGCGTTCTCGTCGCGTTCCGCGTCTGGCTCCGCCGACTGTACCCCGTCTACCTCGACGATGACGAAGACGACTACTGGGAGCCTGTCCCCCAGGAGTGATATGGCGTATAATCCAGTCGTGACGTCAGAGATTCTCGGCCCGGCACGTGGCCGTCTTCAGACCGCCTGCCAGCGCGCCTGGAGGCTCAGCCAGGCGCTCGAGACACTGGTTCCGCATCGCGCGGTGAACCCGGACGACGTCGCCTCTCGGACTCGCGTCACCCCAGCGCCGCCCTGGCACGCCAGGGCGGCGCTGCTTGTTATGGACCTCCACGCGTCAGCACGAGAAGCACGAGAAGACCTTCATCTTCGCCGTCAGCGGCAACGCCAAGGTGCGTGGCGGCAGCGATCTCAACACGCAGTACGCCCTGGACGCGCTTCCTCGTCTCGCTGAGGCGGTAGAGGACAGTCACGTGTGGCGCACGGTCTTCCGCTTGGAGCAGTGGATCCACAAGGCGGAGGAGATCCTCGGGCTCGTGGAGCCACTGCGTCACCTCCCCACGCCACCGGATGAGAGTGAGCCTCGCTGCCCCTGGTGTGGCTATCTCACGTTGCGTTGGCAGATCCAGCTTGCCAGGATACGATGTGTCAATCCAGGGTGCGCCGTGGATCAGCACCACGATCGCCGGCCGGCAGGCTACCTGGAGATGGACTTCCAGACCGGCACCACGGCAATCGTCTGGGATGATGAGCTCCCCGAGAAGCGGAAGGACCTGGACGATGAGCAGGGGCTGGACGTCTGACGATCTTCCCGTGGTGGGGGACGACCCAACTCTCTGGACCGTCAGTGAGGCCGCCACACTCCTGGGCCCTCCGCAGCTCTCGGCCGCCCAGGTGCGGGAGCTCGTGAAACTGTTCGCCCTGAAGTACGACCTGCAGCCTGTAGGCAAGCGTCGAGTGACCGCGAGAGGGCGCGGCGGCCGGCACGCTAGGGTGTATAAAGCCGACTCCCTGATCAGGGCCTACAACGACCTCGTAGGCCGTCCGAGTCGGTAAGATCGTTTACCAAGTGATTACCTTCACCTGGTTCCCGCTGCGAAGTTTCAGGATATAATCGTGGCGAGGGGTGAGGTGTCGCCACGTTTTGAAAGGTGAGACCAGATGCCAAGTTGGGGAGATGAGGCTGAGGCTGCACGGCAGCTGAATCAGCCACACGGTAACGATGAGTACCTGCTCGCCGTTCCCGACGACTCCAAGGGCTTCAAGTCCCGTGGCCGTTGGCGAGACGCTGAAGCCGCGCGTCTCAAGGCCAAGGGCATGACGCTGGAGCAGGTGGCCGCGGAGCTGGGCCTCGACAAGCCCAACGCGGAGAATGGCCCACAGCGCGCCGCCGCCGCCATCAAGCGGGCGATGGGTGAAATGGCCCGCTTCGCCAACGACGAGATGCGGATGATGGAACTCCGCAGCCTCGACGAGTTGGAGTGGCTCGCCTGGCAGACGATGAAGACCAGCCACGTCGTGGTCAGCCAGGGTCGCGTCGTCTTCAACGAGGACACCGGCGTGCCGGTGACCGACGACCGCTACACGCTCGAGACGATCGACCGCATCCTGAAGATCAAGGAGCGTCGCGCCAAGCTCATGGGTCTGGACGCGCCGATCCGTCGCGAGGTCATCACGATGGACTCGATCGAGAACGAGATCAAGAAGCTCGAGGACGAGCTCAAGTCCAGTCAGGGAAGTCAGGGCCTCACCGACGCGCTGGGCTAGGATTGAGCCATGCCCACCCTGGATGAGCTCAAGCTGCAGCGCCTGCAGTACCTGCAGGAGCTGCAGTCCAAGGCTGCCGGCCTCAAGAAGGGCGTGGATCAGTACCTCCACGACCCGGTTGGCTTCATGCACGACTGCGTTGACTGGGGTGAAGGCAACAGTGGCCTGACCTTCTACCAAGAGGACATCATGGCCCTCCTGGAGGAGAAGCGTCGCGTCTCCGTCCGTGGCCCCCACGGTCTCGGCAAGTCTGCCGTCTCCGCGCTCACCGTGCTCTGGTTCGCCATCACCCGTGACGCCGCCGGCGTCGACTGGAAGATCGTGACCACCGCGGGCGCCTGGCGTCAGCTCATCAACTACCTGTGGCCAGAGATCCGCAAGTGGTCGATGAAGCTCCGCTGGGAGAAGATCCGCAACCATCCGTTCAACGGCAGCGAGCTGCTGAACCTGGCGCTTCGTCTCAAGCATGGCAACGCCTTCGCGGCCGCTGCCTCGAACCCTCAGCTCATTGAGGGTGCCCACGCCGACTCTCTGCTCTTCGTCTACGATGAGTCCAAGGCCATCTTCGCCGGCACGTTCGACGCGTGTGAGGGTGCCTTCTCCGGCACCGGCGAGTCGTACGTCATGGCGCTCTCCACACCCGGCCCGCCACAGGGTCGCTTCTACGACATCCAGTCGAAGAAGCCGGGATACGAGGACTGGGCGGTCAAGCACGTCACGCTGGAAGAGTCCATGCGGGCCGGCCGTATCTCCCCGGAGTGGGCTGAGCAGCGCAAGCTCCAGTGGGGTGAGAACAGCGCCCTCTACCAGAACCGCGTCCTTGGTCAGTTCTACGCTGGCGAGGAAGACAGCGTCGTTCCTCTCAGCTGGGTGGAAGCGGCCAACGAGCGCTGGCACGAGTGGCAGCTCGGTGGCAAGGTCGACCCAGGCACGCCGCACACCCTGGGCGTAGACGTCGCCCGCAGCGGCAACGACAAGACCTGCTTCGCGATCCGGTGGGGACACGTCATCACCGAGATCCGCGACTACACTCACAACGACACCATGGTCACCACTGGCCGCGTCCAGGGCATCCTGGAGAACGACCCGACCATGACCGCGATCGTCGACGTCGTCGGCGTGGGCGGTGGCGTTGTGGACCGCCTCCGCGAGATGAACGCGAAGGTGCAGCCCTTCACCGCGTCGGCTCGCAGTCGCAACCGCGACAAGACCGGTGAGCTCGGCTTCCTCAACACCAGGGCCGCCGCCTGGTGGAACCTGCGTGAGCTGCTTGACCCGTCAGCTGGCTCCGTCGTCTGTCTGCCACCCGATGACGATCTTCTGGGAGATCTTACGGCTCCAAAGGCCGCAGAGCCCCAGTCAGGTGGTAAGCTGAAGATCGAGTCGAAGGACGAGATCAAGAAGCGCATCGGTCGTTCCACAGACCGCGCCGACGCCGTCGTTCAGGCCTTCTGGACTGAGGCTGGCAGCTGGCACGACGCCTATGGCACAACCAAGTGCGACAGCTGCGGCCAGGCCTTCCTCACGAAGGTTGACGGCGTGGAGCGGATCAAGTGCCCGCATTGCGACGCTCTTGTCCTCGACGACGACGTTGACGACGAGGAGCCGACGGATGAATGACCAGATGTTCCACGGCACCCCGCGGCCACTGCCGCGGGTGCTCTTCTGCCACGTTCCCGCTCACTGGTGCGGCCGTCTCTGGACTGCCAACACCGTGGGTGAGTACGACGAGGCGCTCAAGGCACGAGTCGGCCACGAGCAGCTCTGCAGCGGTGCTCGGGGGATCGCGTGACTGAGATCCCCGCACAGTCGCTCCCTGGCTGGATGCAGCCGGTGGCGATGCCTCGCCTCAGCGTCGAGGAGCAGCAAGCCGCTCGCGACATCTTCGAGGGCAAGGTGGAGGGCAAGTCAGCTTGCCACTACTGCGCCGGCATCCACGCCACCGTCGCCAACCTGCCAGCCAGTCGTCAGCCGTGCCCGCGTGTTCGCCGCATTGAGTGGCACAGCGACGGCACCGTGCTCGTCCTTGAATACCAGCACCCTGGTGACTGGGCGGACGAGAACACGATCTTCCCTCACGACGTCTACGACGGTGAGGAAGAGACCACGTGAGGTTCGTCTGCGACGTCTCCGAGGACAACGGCAACCTGGTCATCCTCGCTCTCAACCCGGTCACCAAGACCGAGGTCAAGATTTCTCCGCCTTTTCGCTGGGAAGCCAGCGAGGAGCTGGAGATCTTTGCCCGGAACTTCGACCTGTACTGCAACGTCTCGTGGCAGTTCGGGAAGCTTGATCCGAGCAAGGTGAACCCCTCAGCGTGGCCAAGGCGATCAGTCATCGACGCCTTGAAGTTCGGTGAGGCGCTTCCACCACCACCATCACCACCATCATCACCCGATCGCGGCGAACGCGACGCGGTCACCGACTGACTAGAGCCTTCGAAAGAGGTTTGTGGCAGACCTTGAGCCAAGCGCACCGGTTCTTCCGGTGGTCATCTCCGCCAACGGCATGGGCCGTTACAACGACAACCGCAACGACGAGTGGCAGGAGGGCTTCCGCGACGTCCTCCACGGGCAGTCGGGCATCAACGCCAACGTCGGCTCCACGGGCCAGCGACTGCTCATCGGTCAGGACACCATCAACCGCAACGTCGGTGACACGGGCCAGCGCATCATCGCCGGCCAGCGCATCACCGACGCGGAGATGAACGATGGCTTCCGTGACCTGAGTGGGGAGCACCTCAACCTCGCCAACGGTCAGCGCTTCACCGACCGTGCGGTCCAGGACGGCACGCAGGCTGGTCTGACCGGCCAGCGCTTCACCGACTCGCGCATCTCGAACGGCGTGGAGAACCTGTCCAACGGTCAGCGCTTCACGGACGCCCGCATCGCGGACGGCGTGGAGGGCCTCGGCCGTCAGGTCAACCAGGACGCCATGTACCTGAGTCGTGGCCAGCAGGCCACGGACGCCAACGTCAACCAGAACGCGTGGTGGGTCGACAACGACGTCAACCACGGGTTCCGCCACCTGTCGGGTGAGGTCAACGCCGTTGACCGTCACCTGGACGGCGAGATCGGCGAGGTCGGCGAGGCCGTCAACGGCAACGGTCGTTGGCTCGGTGACGGTCAGCGTCGCACGGACGACAACGTCAACGCCAACGCGCGCTTCCTCGACCGCAACATCGACGAGGTCGACCGCGACGTTCTTCGCACCGGTCGCGAGAACGAGCGTGGCCAGCGCCTGACGGACGACAACGTCAACACCAACGCTCGCTGGGTGGAGCGGGGTCAGCACGACATCCACCGCCACATCGGCGAGGACGGTCGTGAAACCCGTCAGGACGTTCGCGGCGAGGGCCGCGAGGTTCGTCGTGACGTCGGCGAGGTCGGCGAGGCTGTCAACAGCAGCGCTCGTTGGCTGCACGGTGGCCAGGACGCCAACACTCGTTGGATCGGCGACCAGGTCAACTCGGACGCTCGCTGGCTCCACAGTGGTCAGGACGCGAACGCCTGGCGTCTCGCTCAGCAGGCTGGCGCTGACACGCGCTACCTGGACCAGAACATCGACGCCGGTCGTCGGGACAACGAGCGCGGGTTCGGTCACACGAACCAGCACCTCTCGGACGCTGAGCGTCGCATCGAGAACCGCATCGGTGACAAGGTCGGCCACGTCGGCGAAGAGCTGGCGGAGTCCGTCGGCGACCTCGGTCGTCAGGGTGTCGACTCCGAGCGCCGCATTGAGGGTCGTCTGGCCCACAACGCGGAGGAGAACGCCGAGGACTTCTGCGAAGTCAACGAGAACCTCGGCAACGCCGAGCGTCGCCTGGGCAACAACGCGCGTGACACCGCGCGGGAGACTCAGCTCCGCATCGCCGACACCGAGCGTCGCATCGAGCGTGGCGCCGACATGGCGGAGCTGCGTCAGACGAAGAACGCGGACGACGCGGAGCGTCGCCTCCACGGTCAGATCGCCAGCCAGGTCACGCACAACCTCGAAGAGGTTGCGGAGCAGGTCGGCGACTTCGAGCGTCGCACCGCCTCCGACTTCCGGGACACCGAGCGTCGCCTCGACAACCGCATCGACGCCTCCGAGCGTCGGGTGGAGGGCGTCGTTCGCCACAACCTGGAAGAGCTCAGCGAGCAGCTCGGCGATCACGACCGCCGTGCCTCCGAGCGTCTGGCGCAGATCGCGTGTGAGGTCGCCCACGAGGGCGACAAGACGCGCGGCCTGGTGGAGAAGGTCGAGCTCGAGGGTCGTCTCTACCTCCGTGACCGCGAGGACCGCACGCACGACCTGGTGCGCACCCTGGCGGACCGCAACCTCGACGAGATGCGCGGCTTCGAGCGTCGCACCTACGAGAACGAGGTCAAGACTCGCGACCTCATCCGCCACGAGTGGGAGGAGCACCGCGAGCGCGACTTCAACGTCGCCCTGGCGGACCGCAACCGCCTGCGCACGAAGATCGACATCCTCGAGGCCGAGGACCGCGAGTGGCGGCGTCGCCCCCACCACGGTGGCGGCAACATCAACGTGAACACCTACGTTGAGGACGTCGTCGACGACCGGAACTTCCAGTCGCAGGCTCAGCGTCAGCGTCAGCGCTCGTTCCTCCAGGACGAGGACGTTCGCGTCGGCGGCCGTGGCGGCAACGGCGACCGCGGCATGACCGTCTGATCGGGAGACACTCAACATGGCTCTCGTGACGGACGTCGCATACGCGTCCACCAACAGCACGCTGGTCACCGATGACGCGTGGGTCTCCCTCGTGGGCGGTCCACTCCCCGTCGTCGGTCTGGGCTTCGTCGTGCAGCTCCAGGGCTACGTCCTGGGTCTCACGGAGGACTCCTCCGTTCGGTTTGTCATCGACGGCACCGAGGTGGTCAAGGCACCACCGGAGTTCCCGCTGATGTACATGCAGCTGCTCACCGTCGGCCCTCACACCGTGGACTTCCAGGCCATGGTGACCGAGGACAGTGAGCAGGAGCAGGCTGGTCCCCGCGGATTCAGCGTCGTGGACCTCGGTCCCGACCTGGTCCTTCCGTAGTACGTGACGTGGCCGGCGAGAGCGTCTCCCTCTCGCCGGCCACGCCCACCTGACTGAAAGGAGAACCGGCATGCTGCTTCCGAACAACTACACTATCGTGGCGGCGGCTGGCTCTCAGTGGTCGGCTCTCTTCACCGTCTACGATGACGATGGCACCCTTGCCGACCTCACCAACAAGGTCTTCGAGATGGTTGTCCGCGACCGACTTGGCGTCTCCAGTCGCGTCACCTTCTCCGTCAACAGCACCGCGTCCACCGCATACGGTACGATCATCCCCAACACCGTGAACTCCACGCTTGAGGTCGTCGTCACGTCCGCGGCAACGAACCTGATCGTGGAGGGCGGCGGCCCGTACACGCTCTGGATGGATCAGAACCTGGCAGACGCCACGGCTCTGGTCACCGGCACGTTCTTCGCCAACCCCGTCGCGAACCCGTAGGGAGCAGCAGTGGTCAACGTCACCGTCACCACCGGCGGCACCAGTGGCCCACGCGGCAACACGATCCTCAGCGGCACCGGTGCCCCGAGTAACGTCGTCGGCTTCGACGGCGACTACTACATGGACGGCGCCAACTACCCCGCCAGCATCGTGCTCTACGGCCCCAAGGCGGCCGGCGCCTGGCCCGTCACCGGTGTCACACTCGCCAACGGCACCGGCCTGGCGGTAGGTGGCGACCTCAACGGTGCGCTGCCCAACCCGACGGTCGTGACCACGCACCTGACGGCGGCGCTTCCGGTGGCTCAGGGTGGCACCGGCTCGCAGACCAAGAACTTCGTGGACCTCACCACCGATCAGAACATCGGCGGCAACAAGACCTTCTCCGCCTACACGGTCGTTGAGAGTGGCCAGGTAAACGGTGACTTCCGGTTCTTCGGCACCGCTGGCTTCTTTGGTGCCGCGGGCATCGCTCGGCAGACGGTGACCGGCGCGAAGGGTGGCAACGCGGCGCTGGCCTCGCTGATCACCGCTCTGGCGGCCTTCGGACTGATCACGGACAACACAACCGCGTGAGCTTGTCGTGGGCTGCCACGGCAGTTAAGCGTTATAATCGGCGAAGAAGGGGGTGACCGTGGCCAAGCGCGGATCCATCATCAGCAGTGCCAAGCACATCCCAGGCGGTGCCCGGCCGACCAGTGCGCCACAGGGTGGCGGCCCCAACTTCGGCTCGATCTCGCCACTGGCACGCTCGCTGGATACCGGCAGCAGTGGCGGCGGCTCCTGGAACAACTCGTACGGTGGCTTCCTGCCCCGTCCGACCGACGCCTTCACTGAGGGCGCGTTCGGTCCGTTCAGCCCGATCCTCCCGGTGCCCGTTGACGCCCCTCCCCCGGGCGCTGAGCGGGCCGAGCCGAGGCGCGAGGAGTACCGGGTTGGCTGGAACCTCCCAGTCGGTCAGCCGGGCACAGAGGGCATCAAGCTCGCTGACTTCTCGACCCTGCGCACCCTGGCGGACCTCTACTCCGTGGCTCGTGCGTGCATCCAGCTCCGCAAGTCGGAGATCCGTGGCCTCGAGTGGGACATCATGCCCACATCCGACGCCGCGAAGCGCATGCGCAACGATCACGACGCCATGCGAGACTTCGGTGAGCGACGCGAGAAGGCCGTCAAGTTCTTCCGCCGCCCCGACCCCGACTACTTCTCGTGGAACAGCTGGATCGACGCCGTCCTCGAAGAGGTCTTCGTCTTCGACGCGCTGTCCATCCTGATCCGCCCAAAGTGGCTCAAGGGCCGCGGCAAGGGTCTCCTGGGCAGCGACCTGGACAGCCTGAACCTGATCAGCGGCCCGACCATCCGACCGCTGTACGACATCAACGGTGGCTTCCCCCGACCACCGGCACCGGCGTATCAGCAGTATCTCTACGGCGTGCCGCGCTCAGACCTCATGACGATGATCACGCAGCGCGACATCGAGCAGGCCGGCCTCAGCGGCTCGGAGCTGAAGCAGTTCCGTGGCGATCAGATGCTCTACCTGCCGATGGTGCCGCGACGCTGGACGCCATACGGCTTCCCGCCCATCGAGCGTGCACTCATCCCGGTCATGTCAGGCCTTCAGAAGCAGGCCTACCAGCTGGACTACTTCCGTGAGGGCACCGTCCCCGCGGTCTTCGTCTCGCCGGGTGGCAGCAACCAGAACATGACACCGAACCAGATCCGCGAGCTTCAGGACGCTCTCAACGCGATCGCCGGTGACCCAGCGTGGAAGCACAAGATCATCGTGCTGCCTGCCGACTCGCAGGTCCACCCGCAGAAGAACGCGCAGATCGCCGACCAGTTCGACGAGATCGTCATGAACCAGGTCTGCATGGCGTTCGACGTGCAGCCGATGGAGCTCGGCATCATGCCGAAGGTCAGCGCCACGGTCTCTCCCGGCGCGGCCAATCAGATGAGCAAGGCCACGCAGGACATCCAGGAGCGCAAGGCCACCAAGCCGATCCTGACCTTCCTGGCCGACATCATGACCAGCGTGCTCCACAACATCGCCGGCCAGGAAGACATGCGCTTCGTCTTTGAGGGCCTGGAGGCGGAGGACGACGAGGCGCTCAAGACTGAGCTCCTGGTCAAGCAGATCGGTGCCGGTCTTCGCTCCATCGATGAAGGCCGCGAGGAGCTCAACCTGCAGCCGTGGGGTCTCCCCGAGACCTCCGACCCAGGTTGGTCCACGCCAAACGGCTGGGTGCCGCTGGTCGAGGCCACGGAGGCACGTCTCACCGACGCTCTCACCGGGCCACTCATGGAGTTGCCCGAGGGTGCGTCTCGCGCCACGCAAATGCTCACCGGTGCCGCGCCGCAGGGCATGCCACCAAGCCAGCAGGCGATCGGTTACGTGCCGCCAACCGCTCCTGGTGCTGCGGACAAGCCCGGCAAGACGCCGCCGGAAGCGGGCACCGCTCCGTCAGCCAGCGCTGCTGGTCTGAAGCCGCGTGTCAACCCCGCCATCTCGCGTCGTCCTGGTGCCATGGGCACGGGGCAGAGCACGGCGGCAGCCACGCCTGGTCACTCCGCGGCGGGTGGCAGCAAGACACCCGCCAAGGACGACGACAAGACGAAGCCTGCAGCCAAGAAGCCGGCGGCCTCGCCCGGCAAGGCCAAGGCGATCGAGTCTGAGCTGGACGCTCTCAGCCGCCACGTGCGGAAGGGCCGCATGCTCTCCACCTGGACGCCTCGTCACGTCAGCCACAGTCTGCTCGCCCGCATCGCGGAGGCAAACGTGGAGGGCGGCGACATCGGCATCGCGATCAGCGTCGTCAAGGCGACTCGTCGAGTCGACATCGACGGTCAGACCGTCTGGCTCGACCAGGATCTCAACCAGATGGAGAACGCCGCTGGCGGCGGTGGTCGGGTCTTCCCGGCTCACGACGTTGACGACACGGAGGTGCCGGGAGGCACCCCTGGCTCCACAGCCGGTGGCGAGCCACCTCGCTGGGCGCCCGCTGAGGGCACCAGCTCGGGTGACACTCGCAGCCAAGGCACGTTCGCTCACCACCCTGAGGGTGGGAACGACGCCGCCATGCCGCCTGGGCGAAGCCGTCCAGGCAGTCAGGGCGGTGGCCCCAGCATGCCGAACGTGGACGTCTGGCCGCGCGTTGAGGGCGGCCCGGGTGGCGGTCGAGACCAGGCTGGCGTGAGCAGCCCACCCGGCGCCGTCAAGGGCGTCTTCGGTGGCGCCCCAGCGGCTGAGGTCATCGCCGTCATGTCCAAGAACTTCCCGGGCAAGGCGATCAAGTGGGTCAAGGACGCGAAGTGGACGCGGGAGATCGTGCCGCTCCACGACGTGGACTTCGACGGGGAGGCCAGCTGGGCCGCCCATCACAACACCGCTCACGTCCAGGAGTTCGTCGACAAGCTGAACAGTGGCAAGCGACTCAAGCCGGCCATCCTGGTCAGCGTCCCCGGCAAGCATCGTCTGCGGATCGTGGACGGTCATCACCGTGCCTTGGCCTACCGTCAGCTCGGCAAGCCGATCGACGCCTTCGTGGGAGCCGTCCCCGACGGTGACGACCGTTGGATGGTCACGCACTCGTCGCAGCTCCACCAGAGCGCCGACTCGCTCAACAAGAGCGAGAAGGTCAGCCAGGCGTCGGTGCACTACCGCAAGGCCACCGACCCCACGAAGCGCTGCGACACCTGCACCATGTTCCGCGCGCCAAACGGCTGCACCCTGGTAACCGGGGTTATCAAGCCGGGCGACACGTGCGACCGCTGGTACGGTGGCAACGCCACCAAGAGTCACGAGCCACCCGTCGCCGCTGGCCTCACGGTGATGGCCAGGGACACCGGCCGCATCCTGATGCTCCAGCGAGCACTCGTGGACGACGATCCCGCGGCGGGTCACTGGGAGTTCCCCGGTGGTTGCCTCGAGAACGGCGAGACGGGCCTCATGGGGGCGATCAGGGAGTGGCAGGAGGAGACAGGTTGCCTCCTGCCGCCGGGCCGTCTCGCGGGCACCTGGACCTCCGCTGACGGGGTCTACCAGGGCTTCGTCTACCTCGTCGACGCTGAGGCTGAGGTCGACTGGGACGGTGGCCGAGATGAAGTGATCAACCCGGATGACCCGGATGGTGACTACTTCGAGGCGCTGGCCTGGTGGGACCCTGATCAGCTCACGAACAACCCTGCCGTGCGGTCGGAGCTCCTGCGTGACGTCGCAGAGATCCAGCGGCTGGTGAGGGAAGCGCGTGGCGAGTGAGGCCGATGAGACGCTCAAGCTTCTCAGTGATCTTACCGCCGCGTTGAACGCTTGCGCCGAGGCCGGTCTCCGGCCTCAGCTCAGGCACGACACGGTGTACACGCGAGGTGGTTATGTCTTGCCACTCGATGACGGCAAGTGGGTGACACGTACGCTCCTCTACACGGAGTGGACCCCTGCCACTGAGTTCGACGACGACGATGAGTGACCACGATGTGGTAAGATCCCTACTGCCGCACTTGAGGAGCTGTGAATGGCAGCCACGCTGACGTCAGCCGGTGAGCTGACCTTCATTTCGTTCCCGATCACCAAGTTTGAGGAGACCGGCGACGGCAACCTGTACGTCTATGGCAAGGCCACGGACGGCAGCGTCGACAGCGACGAGCAGATCGTCGACACCGAGTTCTCCGGCAAGGCCATCGCCAACTGGCTGGCTACCGGCGCCAACGTCCGCGTTCAGCACAACGCGCAGCGGGACCCAGCCGGTGTGGGCGTGGAAGTCAGCACCGAGTCCGACGGCTCCACCTGGGTGAAGAGCCTGGTGGTGGAGACCGAGGCGAAGAACCTGGTTCGGCACAAGGCACTCCGTGCCTACAGCGTCGGCATCGCCCGACCCAAGATCGTGCGGGACAACGTAGCTCGGAACGGCCGCATCGTCGACGGTGAGATCGTCGAGATCAGCCTGGTCGACCGACCCGCCAACAAGAACTGTGGCATCCAGCTGGTGAAGGCTGACAAGGACGGCAACGTCGAGTTCAGCGGCAAGGTCTTCGGCGCTGCCGACGTGCTCACCAAGGGTGCCTCCGCCACGGTGGAGATCACGACGCCGGTCAACCCCGCCTTCAGTCCAGCCGATCTGGCGAAGCTGCTGCATCACCGCGCCACCGCGGAGAAGCGGCAGATGGACGCCAACGTGGGTGGCGGCGTCGATCGCGACAAGATCCCCGGTTCCGACTTCGCTGGCCGCGACCGCTCCTTCCCGATCGTCACACCTGGCGACGTCAGCGACGCCGCCAGCTCCATCGGTCGTGCCGGAGCAGACAACTACTCCAGCGATCAGCTGCGAGCGAACATCAGCCGGATCGCTCACCGCAAGGGCCCAGAGTTCGTGGCGGCGCTTCCGGAGTCCTGGAAGAGCGAGATGGAGGCTGTTGTGGCCAAGGGTGACGGTGCAGTCGTCGAGGACGACAACGACGACAACGAGGGTGGCGAGGTCAAGGCCGCCGACACCGGCAAGGACGGCGAGGAGAACGTCGCGGAGCCAGACGAGACCAAGGGCGCCAAGGGCGGCAAGACCTGCACCGGTTGCGGCAAGGGCTTCGACTCCGACTCCAAGCTGCGCAGCTGCCCAGGCTGTGGCAAGGCTCTTCCCAAGTCCGGTGGTCAGGACAAGGAAGACCTTGAGAAGGGTCACGGCGGCTGCAGCTGCGGTGGCGGCTCGTGCGACGGCTGTGGCAACTGCGCCGGCGACTGCGACAAGTGCATGGGCATGAAGACGGACAAGAGCGTCAGCTGCCCAGGCTGCTCTCAGGCGGTCACCACCAAGTTCTGCGGCGGCTGCGGTCACCAGGTGATCACTGTCGAGAAGAACGACACCCCTGGCGCGGGCGTTGTGGGCGTGGGTGCCTCCAACGTGGAGCCAGTACCGGCTCACCGCGAGCCTGACGGAACCGACATCGAGGCACTGGAGGCGGACGCAAGCATGCCGACCACCCCCGACGCCAGCGTCAAGGCGGCACAGCGGCTCAAGTCCGTGGGTGTCCCCTCCGACATGGGCGTCATCCACGACCTGACTTGCGCGGCCTTCGACCCCGTCGAGGTTGCCAAGACGTATCCCAACGAGAACCTGCACACGATCGACGTCGACGCGTGGCAGCAGAAGGCCCTCGACGCCGCGGCCAACTCGCCGCTGGCTGAGGCGCAGAAGATGACCGAGCTCTGGCAGCACGTGATCACGCTCAAGGGCGCCGATCACGAGATGCTGGACGAGGTCCGCGAGGAGTCGCACAAGTCCTTCCAGGACGCGAACCCCGGCCCGGGCACCTTCCCCACGCCTACGGAGCTCAGCCCCGTTCGATTCCGTCGCCCCGTCCTCACGGCCGGCCAGGCGAGTCACGGAACCGGCTACGACGGCCCCAACACCGCTCAGGTCCCGACGGACGGCGTCACGGCGGACGACTTCAACCGTGGTCCGCTGACCGACGGCCAGGCGGCGCAGAGCCCATCCAACAAGGGCCGCTCGTTCTACCGCAACGTGCAGCGTGACTCGGCTCGCAGCGCTCTCGCCGCGATGCACGACCACATCGCGCAGACCTTCCCCGACCTGTGCTCCATGCACGAAGATCACCACCCTGGTGCGGGTCCCGACGCCAACGCGCCGGCCACCCACGTGGGCAAGTCCGTCGAGGCTCCGGTGGAGTCCGTCGTTGAGCCCACCACCACGGTGACCCCTGAGCCCGCGGCGGAGCCGGTGGCTGAGGTGAAGAAGAGCAAGAAGGACAAGAAGATGGTCACGAAGGCGGCTACCGTCGACGCCGACCTCATCAAGTCCGCGGTCATCGACGCTCTCACGCCGCTGGCCACCCAGGTTGAGGAGCTCACCAAGGCTCTCAAGGACGAGCAGGCGAAGAACGTCGAGCTCGCCAAGACGGTCGATGAGCTCTCCAACCTCCCCGACCCCACGGTCGCAGCGTTCAAGGGTGTGGCTGCCCCTGACGCTCTCAAGTCTTCGACGTCGGTGGCGTCGACCGTTGCCAGCGCCGCGGAGCGGACGCAGGCGGCACTTATGGCGGCCCTCACTGAGGACGCTCGCCACAGCCCGGACCCAAGCGAGCGGGAAGCCGCTTGGACCAAGCTCTACCAGATGAGCGGCATCCAGTAACATGGCTGCCGGCATCACTCCGGCATATGCCACCTGTATCGCTTTCGCGAAAGGAGACTCTCGTGGCTGACATCGTCACAGAGCCATCACTCACCCAGCCGGGTGACGCGCTCAAGAGCGCCGCGTCCGAGGCCTCGCGCTACTCGCGCTCGGGCGACATGCTCAAGAACAAGATGACCCACCTGGTCAAGGGTGCGGGGTTCGTCGGCAACGGCAACACCGCGCTCAGTGACCCCGCGGTCGTCACCACCAAGGCCCACCAGGCCACGATGGAGCTGCGCGCGGAGACGCACCGCGGCTACACCAACCGTGCCTCGGTCGTCAAGTCCATGAACCCGGGCTTCCTCGACCAGTTCGGCAACCTGAAGACGGCACTCACCATGCCGTCCGTGGGCGAGCAGATCAGCCAGCTGGTCGGCGGGATGCCGGGTGGCGCGGACGCGCTGAAGTCCTTCACCGCGGGCAACCTCGGCATCGGCACGGTCTCGGGCCTGGTCCCCTTCGACCTGCTCGCGCCGTCGCGCCTGATCTACCCGGTCTACACGGTCTTCCGCAACAAGCTGCCACGTCCGGCCGGCCAGGGCACGTCGCGCATCGAGCGCGTGTTCACCGGTATCTCGGGCTCGCAGACCGGTGGCCAGGGTGTCCTCGACATCTCCATCCCTGAGCTCGTCCAGACGGGTGGCACGCTCGCGTCCACCTCCTGGCCGCTCAACCTGCCGGGCGCCGGCTCGCAGACCGAGGTCCAGCTCAACGTTCCGTACAAGTTCTTCGGCCTCACCGAGTCGCTCTCGTGGCTCGCGCAGTTCGCCGGCCAGGGCTTCGAGGACATCTCCGCGCTCGCCAACCTCATCCTCCTCCAGGAGATGATGCTGGGCGAGGAGTACCAGATGCTGGCGGCCACGTCGCAGCCTCTGGCAACTCCGGCAACTCCGACCGCCGCGGTTCGCACCGCAGGCTCGAACGAGACCGCGCTCAACACCACGCTCACCAACGTGGCCGTCGTCGCCAAGAACTACTACGGCGGCACCGCGGGCTCCGCGAACTCGGGCGCCTTCGTGGTCGGCGCCGGCCAGGTCGTGGACGTCACGATCACGCCCGTCGCTGGCGCACTGTCGTACGACATCTACGCCTACGACGGCGCGAACTACTACCTGATGGCGTCGGGTGTCGGTGGCACCAAGTACACGCTGCAGGGCTCGCTCCCGGCCACGACGACCAAGCCCGCCGCGGACACCGGCACCGGCTCGGCGACGCGCATGGAGGGTCTGATCCCGACCCTCACCGGCAAGTCGGCCTCGGCTGGCGTCTACCCCGCCAACTGGCAGGGTGGCTACGTCAACCAGAACGTCGGCCAGCACCTCAACTACAACGTCCTCTACACCGCCCTGCAGGGGCTGTGGGATGGCGCTCCCGGCTCCAGCAACAACCCCGGCGCGTTCCGCGCCGACCCCGCGGAGATCGTCGGCGAGGGTGGCGACATCATGCGCCTCTCGAACGACATCATCTCGCAGGGCTCGGCCACGAACTACCGCCTGTTCCTGGACCAGGCCGAGGTGGGCGGCGCCCGCGTCGGTGCGGCTGTGTCGGAGTTCCAGAACCCGATCACCCGCTCCATCCTGAAGCTCGTGGTTCACCCCTGGCTGACCCAGGGCACCGCGATGCTCATGACCTACCAGCTCCCGCAGACGTGGACCAACGTGGCCAACGCCTGGGAGATGACGATGGTCCAGGACTACGTCAGCATCGCGTGGCCGGTCATCGACGCCACGTTCCGCTACTCGCTCTTCATGTACGGCGCGCTCGTCTCGCACGCCCCGCAGTACTCCGGCATCCTCCAGGGTCTGCAGGTCAGCGACACCACGCCGTTCAGCTGATCCATCTCGTGAGGCCCCGCCGTCGCAGGCGGGGCCTCCCTCGCACGGAAGGCATGGCACATGGCCATCTTCGCCTCGGGTAGCGTGCAGACCACCACGGCTACCAACAGCGCGACCAAGGTGTTCGACACCACGTCGTCGCTCTACGCCACGGGTGCGCACCTCACCAACCTGACCCTGGTCAACACCGGAAGCACCACGTGCTTCATCGGCATCGCCGCGGTCACCGTCACCGGTCTGCGCCTGGCACCCGGCCAGCAGATCACCATCTACGGCTACGACTACGTCAAGGGCAACACCGCCGGCGACGTGTACGCCATCACCGCCTCGGGCACCACGACCATCGAGGCCGGCCTCTCCACGGTCAACGCGACCGTCTGAGGTCGCACGAACCGGGCTGGCCGGTGCTACCCCCGTCGCCGGCCAGCCCACCCCCTCCATCCGAAAGGCAACCACCGTGGCAGTGACCACCGTCTCCGTCCCGTCCTCGCCCGTCGTGGTCTTCGCGCCCTCGGGTTGGGACACAACCGCCACTCTGACCAACACGGGTCTCACCACGCTGTACCTGGGTCAGTCCGGCGTCACCGCGGCCACTGGCTTCCCGCTGCAGGCTGGCAAGAGCATGCAGGTCAGTTACAACGCCAAGGTGTACGCGGTGGCAGCGGTCGATGCGATCAAGGCGCCGACCAGCACCGCCAGTGCCACCGTCGCACAGGGCGCGACCGCGATCACCGTCGCGTCGGGTGGCGCCAGCTTCACCAACGGCATGGTCATCGCGATCATCGACGGCAACAACACGGAGCTCGTCGTCGTGGGCGCCGGCTCGACGGGCACGAGTGTGGTCGTTGCCGCGACCGCGTTCGGTCACGCCAGTGGCACCGTCTTCGGCCAGTTCAACGGGCACCAGGGTGGCAGCATCCAGGTAGCGATGTGAGGAACTGATGGCTCTCGTCGCAAGCGCGAAGGCGCCAACCGCTGCCTCCACCGTGCTCTTCACCGTGCCCAACGGGCCGTGTCAGGTGACCATCTCCAACACCAGCGGTGGCACGATCTACATCGGCTTCGGCCCCAACGCGGTCTCGGCCACCAACGGCTTCGCCATCCCGAACGGAGCTCCACCGGTGCCCTTTACGGGGTACCCTGGATCTGCCGGCGCGGCGGTCAACGTGATCGCTCCTGGAACGATCTCCGGCGTGGTAAGCTGGCTTATCTCCACGCCCCAGTAGGAGGACGCGATGAGTGACGTAACTGTCCAGCTGCCACCAGGCTGCAAGGGACTCGACTGCAAGGACGGCACGAGGTACACCGCCAAGAAGGCTGGTGGCTTCGTCAAGGTCGATGAGCGTCACGCTCGCGCGATCAACCAGGGCCAGTACGGTGAGCAGAACCTCATGAACGCCAAGGGGCAGCAGTCCTTCGGCACCCGGAAGGGTCAGCTCTGCGAGCCGTGTGGCCGCCTCTGGAACTCCTGGACGAAGATCTGCAACAAGTGTGGGGCGGAGACCGTCACCGTCTAGGTTGTTCGTCTCCTGGGCGGGAAACCGAACGGAACAGAAAGAGGTCGCCATGACCGTTTACGCCCGCAGCGACGTCGCTGCGGTTTCGATCTCCACCAGTCACGGAGGTTGTGGCGAGAGTCACACCCGACCCGTGGTTGAGGGCGCACCCGTCAAGCTCTGGGCACTCACGTGCCACGGCGGCTGCGAGGATCACCTGCGGAACGACCCTCTGTGGGCCGGTACGGCACACACCGTCCCGGAGACCCCAGACGAGGTGTCGATCCGAACCGACGTCGAGAAGCGCGGCCAGGCTGAGCAGCAGACCAGCATCCTGGACGCCCTCAACAAGCTTTCCGCCCTGGGCGCCCTGCCCACGGTTCTCGCGCAGGTACTGAGCGGTCACACCGCGTCGGTCGCCGCAGCCGCACCCATCACTCGTCTCTGCCGCAACGGCCACCCCAACGGGGAGCACGGCAAGTTCTGCGGCGAGTGCGGCGCGGACATGATGGACGCGGCCAACAAGAAGCCTGTCGCAGCCCTCGAGGGGGTTGAGGCCGCCGCTCCCGCTGAGACTGGGGTTCCAGTCACGTCAGCGGACGCGCAGCCTGAGACAGACACAGACGACCTCGATGAGCTGACCTACACCCAGCTCAAGGAGATCGCCAAGAACCTGAACCTGGAGATCGCGAAGTCCAGGGTCGAACAGCTCGAGATCATCAAGAAGGCTCGCACGCAGTAGATGGTCCGCCGGCCACGCCCCCGCCGGCTGAGAGAGGTGTATGAGGCGTCGTCCTCGATGCAGTCTGTGTACCGGACGCAGTAAACGCATTCCGGTAGGACATTGCCAGTCATGCAACGCCTCTTACTGCGACAGACATGGTTCCTGGTTCAACAACAAGTGGCTGTGTGCGAAGTGCATACGGCGGGAGGGAGACTGTGAGTAGTGGCCACGCCATACGTGACTCCCGGGATGATCACGAACGCCCCCACGGGCATCTCCTGGTCGATCATCCCCTTCCCTAAGTCCACGAGCAGTCAGCAGTTTGCCGAGCAGACCAACATCTGCTGGCGAGCCACGCAGATCGTGGATGGCTACGTGAACCAGGTCTTCCGGTCGACGATCGACAATGAGCAACGCAGCGGCCCCGGTGACTTCCGCGTGAACGTGGAGCAGGACACCGGGGTTGTGCGCTGGATTCTCACTCGCTCGCCCGTCACCGAGATCCTGGCTGTCCAGACCGCCTCAGCCGCGATGTTCCCGCGCCAGTGGACTCAGGTGCCCAGCGGCATGTGGGACATCGAGGTGCCGCTCATCGGCGTCTACGGCTCCTACGTCTCCGGCGGCAGCGGCGCCGCGGGTGGCCAGGCCATCCTCATCGCACCCGGCTACGCCGGCTGGGGCCTTGGCCGTCAAGGCTATCGTCTAGCGACCAGCTACCTCAACGGCTGGCCGCACGCTGGTCTCATGGCAGACGCGACGGCCGGCGCTTCCACGCTCACCGTCGACGACGTCACCGGCATGGCGGGTGCCACCGTCTTCATCTACGACGGGGCAAGCACCGAGCGAGTGCACGTCAACAGCGTGACCGCCGACGCCGACGTCACGCTCCCCAACGGGGGTGGCACCGCACCCGCTGGCCCAGGGACGATCACGCTCTCCACGCCCCTGGCGTTCAATCACCCTGGAAGCAATCCCGCCACGGTGACCGTGAGTGCGATCCCCACCGACGTGCTCTGGGCGACGGTCCTAGCGGCCACGACTCAGGCACTTGACGCCGGCATCACCAGCGTCAGCATCCAGAACCTGCCGGGCTCCGAGACCGTTGGTGGCCACGGCATCCAGGAACTGATCACCCACTATGAGCTCCTCCTGGAGCCATACAAGCGCGTGATCTAGGGAGGAAGTCGATGGCACGCAGTCACAAGACCAGTCGTCACGCCACCAAGACCAAGCAGAAGAAGAGTCACGCCAAGATCAAGAAGGCGAGCACTCGCTCCGCCGTTCATGGTGGCTCCTTCCGAACGGTGAACAAGCCGAAGGGCTGGTAGCCACATGCCGCTGAACTCGGTCCAGCTCTACGTGCGGGGCCTGCTCGAAGAGCTGCAGATCCCGGGACTCAACGTGGCGCTGGAGGCGTACGTCACCCCACCGATGGTGGAGGACATCGACCGCCCGAAGGCCTACGTCATGGCCTCTCGGGGCCGAGTGAAGCGGCAAACCGCCCCACGTGGTCCCGGCTTCAAGTGGATCAGCTGGACCGTGGACGTCTACATCACGTATGAGACCACTCCGGACAGCCCTGAGGTTGACCAGGAGATGCCACTCATCATCGATGCCGTCTGCACCAAGCTCTGGACGACCACGATGCCTCTCTTCATCAACGACCCCACCACCGGTCAGAAGAGCCAGATCCTTCAGATTGGTGAGGAGTTCGACATCGAGTACCCGCCAGAGCGAACTCCAGCCACGCTTCGCATGCTCTACTACACAGCTCGCATCGGCTTCGACATCTACGAGGCGGTACAGGCATGATGAGCATCACGATCGAGAAGGCCGACCAGCGGTTCACCACCCGCTGGCGCTGGGAGTCCGTCGCCACCAAGTGGGCGGTTGAGAGTGGTGAGCTCATGGAGCGAGCGATCAAGGCGGAGGCACCCGTCAGCAAGAAGCCGACGGCTGGCGCCCTGCGCGACTCCATCAGCTTCAAGCCGAAGGTCAGCGCGACGTCGGCCACCGTGGAGTTCACCTCACACGTTCCCTACGCCCGCTACGTGATTCAGGGCACCCCGGCTCACGTCATCATGCCTCGCAACGCTCGCGTCCTGCGGTGGCAGCAGGGCGGCGCCTGGGTCTACCGTCAGAAGGTCAATCACCCTGGCGCTCGACCCAACCCGTTCCCTGAGAAGGCGCTGAAGCCACTGGTCCCAGTGGTTGGCCGCAAGATGCGCAACCTGATCGTCGAGAGCATGGGGAAGCTGTAATGAAGCTGCGATACGTGGGTGACCTGCCCACCACCTTTATCACGGGGGCGGTGGGCACGGTAGAACCCGGGATGGAGTTCTCCGTCCCCGATGAGCTCGCGCCGGCCTTCCTGGCTCGCGTGGATGTGGAAGAAGTCGAGGAGGTGGAAGTCGAGGAGGTCAAGCCTCACCGACGGAAGCACCACGACGAGGAACCCGGTCAGTCGGTTGCCACCGACGGCGGTGACCCTGAGAAGATGAGCGAGGAGAACAGTGGTTTCGTACCCGACGATCACTGAGAAGTACGGGTCTCTCTCCGCGACCGGGTTCGCGAAGGAGACCGTCTTCGGCACGCCAGTGGCTGCCAACACGTTCCTCCCCATGATGTCCAACACCATGGAGGAGAACCCTGGTTGGTTCTCGCCACACCTGATGCAGAACCTGCGAGACCTGCAGGTCTACAACCTCTACGGTGAGGCGAAGTTCCAGGGCACGATCAACGGCCCGATCTTTCCGTCCAACTCGATGGCGGTCATGGTCGCTGCCATCGGTGCCGACTCCATCACGGGCTGGGGTGTCTACGGCACGCCGGCGGCACCCACGTCCACCACGTTGAACGGCAGCACGATCAGCGGGGCAACCACGATCACGGTCGCGTCAGCCACCGGCTTCGTCGTGGGTCAGTACGTGATCGTGGACGTCGCTGGCAACCAGGAGCAGCGTCTCATCTCCAACGTGGCCGGCAGCGTGATCACGGTCGCCGACGCGCTCTACTACACTCACGACACCGGCGTGGCGGTGAAGTCGGGC